CGGGTTCTGGGCTTTGACGACAGGTGGTCTGAATAGTGTAGCGGGCTACACCAGCCTGAATCCCGTGTCCATAGCATGGGAACTGGTTCCGTATTCCTTCGTAGCCGACTGGTTTGTCGACATCGGAGGGTACCTGCGGAACCTCGAGTCTAGTCTACTCTACAACAGCGACTTCACTGGCGGATACATCAACGAGCGCTCGAAAGAGACGATTCGTGAGAGCTGCCAGGGAGGTTATACTGAGTGGAGCGTCAGTGTTAAAGGAAGCACTGTGACTAAGGAGTTTCAAAGGAAGGTCTTATCAACCTCCCCCTCCCCTCGGCCTCCTAGCTTTAACCCGAAGCTAGGGACAGAGAGACTCATCAATGCCGCGTCACTTTTAAGCCAAATGTTGCATAGCTTAAAACATAAGCGGTGAAAGGTTATGGACACGATCCATGTCGGCCTGAGAGATCAGACGATGAATCATATGCGAGCTTCACGCACACCGAAAGGTGGAGTCAGGGTTCAGCACCCGACTCGTCCAACCAGTGAGAGGACCACTCCGTGGTTTTGATCACGAAATGAAGGTATTACCTTAAATGTCCGCAGTCGCGAATATCGTTTTGAACGACGCACAGGGAAGTCCTGTGGCTCACACTTTCATCCCGTTGGGTCCGGATCAGTCCGGCACATGGTGGTGGGAGGATCAAACCGGCACGTCATCGATTTCCTATAATCGGATCTCGATGCAGCTGGTTCGGCCCGCCCCCGCCGTGGCCGGTCAGAACTCGGATAAACGAGTCAACCGCGTCAAGGTCGGCCTTCACACGCCGAAAGTGGAAGCGCTTGGTGTCGCGGATTCGGGATACACTCCGAGTCCGACCATCGCCTACACCCCGAGATGCAACATCGAGTTCATCATGTCGGAACGGTCGCTGCTCCAAGATCGGAAGGACCTGCGCAAATACGCAGACTTTCTGCTCGCGGAAACGCAACTGACCAACATGGTCGAAAACCTCCAGAACGTGTTCTGATCTTCTAGAACACGGAAAGGACGTACTCGATGGTCAAGCATAAGAGGTCTCCCTCTATGCGCGAGGTATACTTCGCGCTATGCAAGAAGGTTGATTCCCCAGTGTCACTTGGCGCCTGGTTGAGGTTCGAGCATGACCAGCTCGCCCTCGCCAGGATGGACATAAAGCCGAGTGATTACCAAGACCCTGAGTCCTTTGCGGCCGACTTCCTTGTCGTCAGTCTTCTCCAGAAATGGAAAGGGCTGGTGACGGGATTAGACCTAGAGGATGAAGCACTTCAGAAATTCGAAACCTCTGAAGCCTCCTGCCTTGAAACGAACAAGCGGATCCGAAAAGCACGTAGTGAACCGATAGATCAGTTCACCGCTTCCGTCATCTCGACGGCAAAGCGTAAAATTGACGTGTTGCTTGGGCCCGTGAGTCTGTTCAAGATAGAGCCTTGGTTTGGATGGGGACCGGGTGCGACGTATGAGATTCCTCGACGTCGTGCCTTTGTCGACACGAAGATGGCAGAACTCCCGTTCGCTGTCACGCCCCGCGCTGAGACTCTCTTTATCTCAGTATTGGGAAATGACCTTCATTGGTCATCAGCTCTGGAACCTTCAGAACGCCTAACCGAAAGGGTAGGTGTCTGTAGAATACAGGCCGTGCCAAAGAATGCGAAAACCCATCGCATTATCGCAGTTGAACCGCGAGCCAACTCATTCCTTCAAAAAGGAGTGGGAGGGTACTTGCGAAGTAGGCTGAAACGGGTTGGTATCGATCTGGATGACCAGAGCCGGAACCAGGATGGCGCTTCGCGCGCCTTCCGGGACGGCCTTGCAACTATCGATCTGAAAGCTGCAAGTGATACCGTCGCGAAGGAGGTGGTTTTCGACCTTCTTCCCCCGGAGTGGGCGGACTTACTCGACGATCTGCGATGCCACGCG